CTCATGTTGATGCTGAACGCATGAGGACGTTCTTGGTTCTCAAAAGAGGGTCCCACAAAAGAGTCAGTGCGATGCACTGCCTCGTGGAACCAATTCAGGAGACCAGCGGTACCATCAAGACGGTAACCTTTAGCCTTCTCGCGAAGGTAAGGCACCTTCTTCACCCACTTATGATGGTGAGGTGACCAGACTCCCCTGAAAGGAGTCTGGAGGATGGTCTCGCGAGCGATTATCCCAAGGTCATCTACACGACCTTCCAACACAAACTGGAAGGGAATGGAGAACCGATCTAGAATCGGTTCGCAGACCTTCACTGCACTCCAAAGACCTGCGCTATAAGCGCGGTTTCGGAAATCAGTGAATCGCTTGATGAGAACTGCATCCCGCCGTGAGGTGGGGACCTCAGCACGGAGGCGCACCACGGACACATCGTGTCCACGGTAGTACTCCTTGCCACAAGACTCTCTGAAGTAGCCACTCCAGAAAGACTTGTTTCGATTTACCTTGAACCCGAAAAGTTCAAGGTAGTCGATAACGGCGGCGGTCGTGTTTGTGGGGACGATGATATCGTCACCATAAACACTGATGCGGCCAAGCGTATTACGCTTGGTCAGCCGTCTACCTTCGGCATCCTGCATTCCCATCAGGGCCAACGTCACGAAGACGATAGCCTCGATAGGGAACGTGAGAGCCGAGCCCATCGACGCGAATTTGTTGAGCCGGATGATGAGTCCGTCAACATTCGCATGTGATGATCTAGTCGCCAGGACAAAGTCCTGAAGATGAGGCCACCTTTTCAGGAGGCGGATCACCACATCAAGATGAACACGGTCAGATGCTTCACTCAGGTCGAGCGTAGCAAAGAGTCCTGTAAGGGACGCTTTCCGGGCCAGCAACTGGTTCCGGGTCTGATCTGCGAATCCAAGCACCTCAGCGAGGTGGGATTTGGATACGTACTCGTAGATCTCCCGCTTGAGTCCCTGCTGTGCATACTGCATAGTAGAGGGCTCAATTGCGATAATACGAGGTGTTGACTGCGTTTTTGGCACAGTCACTACCCTAACGGGTAGCTCTTGATCGGTGGACACAGGGCATGGGTGAACAGACGTAGGGAGATTCTCCCTGTAACGCCAAGAGGGGAAGACCCCTTCTAGCCGGTCTGTCCAGTAATCAAACTGCCAGCGCTGAGGATGATCGAGGCGATCAGCTACAGCGCCGGGCCCATGCCTCGGGACTAGTTCGAAAGAGGCGATCTTACGATCAAGCTCATTGAACATGTCACCGAACCACTCGAGAACGACCTTGTCAAAGGTCTCCCACTGATCCGCGGTAACGCGGTCAAGTGCGGTCTCGAGCAGACTGTCGGTCTGGACAAAACCATCGATCGCCTTCTTCTCCCTCGCGGGAGTCGTCGGGCGCGAGATTTTGTGCGTCAGGTAGCACACCTGACGCACGGCCCAGATGCTATTCGCATCTGGGTCGTCCAAGATACGGCCATCTGCATCGAAGATACGCGTGAGGAAACCTCGCAGAAATGCGGGGAGCCCTCGATGGTGTTTGAAGCCATTCAGACGCGGCCAAACTCCGTCAGATAACCCTCTCTCGAGGGTCTTGGCGAAGTTCGGAAGGACGATCGTCAAAAACGATTCGCCCTCATCTTCTACCCTTAGCGCGAGCCTTTCGGCGTCGCGCTTGGTGTCGACCGAGCAATAGCGCCCTGCGTCAAGCAGGACGGCTTGGTGGAGAGTTGCCAGGCTTTTCATGTCTCCCTTTATGGGTAGGCATCCAGCCTAGAACTCGAGATTCACGACCGGCGAGTTGCCACAATCGCGAAGGCACTGATACTGATCGAGATCAGAACAGTGACGCCGACGATGATGAGCGCCTCAAGACCGGTCAACGCTCACCACCGAGAACCTTGTTGAGGTTCGCGTTGGTGGAGGCCGTCAGCCAAGAGCTGAGGCCAGCGAACGCCGCGGCGATCTCCGCCTTGGTGAAGCCCGAGGGCGGAACCTTGAAGGAGATCGTGACTGCGTCATCAACGCGCTGGTTGATCGCCGTCAGGGGATCAGCAGCGATCTTCGTCGTCGTCAGGGACACCGTAGCCCGACGCGTGCCCGTTCCCTTTTCCACCCGCTGGGTGACATAAAGGGTAAGGCCGTTGTCGGTATCGGTGTAAACACCTGTCGACGCCGTCAGATCAGTCTGAGCGAGCGTACGAGCGTTAGACGAAATGGTAATCGTCTGGGGATCTGCGAGCACTAGGCCCTCCAATGTGTGGGTGGTGATTGTTGTGTAGATTACCGCCCGACCTTTGTGAGGCCGAGGGCAGCCAGAATTGCGAGTTGCGACTCATTGAGCGCATCCGCACCTCCAGCAGTGAATCCGTAGGGATTCGCGCGCACACGTTGCTTAACAGTAGTCCTCAGAACGCCGCCCCACTCACGTGGGCCGACATAACTGTACCGAGCCTGAGCAGAATCAATCTGCGCAGACACGAACACAGTTCTCTGAGTACGCTGCATGGCATACGCGAACACGGAGTGAACTCGATCGTCCACCGCCAAAAGGTTGGCGGCGATGGAATCTCCGATGCGAAGATGCCAGTCCACGAGCCAGGACCAAGGAGCCAGGTTCCACAGAACCTCCGGAGTAATTCGGGGGTTCATGAGTTCATTTAGACGGCTAAGATAGTCGTCTGGATTGAACCCAATATGTGGAAGCTGGACAAACTCACCTTCAAACCAACGTTCGACCTTGGTTACGGAACTCCAATAGGAGGAACCGTTCAAGATCACGTTGGAGAAGCCGGCCGGGTATGTCACCGAGCCATCAGACTGAGGGATGGGGGGAACCCCATCAATCTGCTGAGCCACCCATGACGGAAGAGACGCGTCAAACGTCTTCATCTGCGCATAGGTGCCGTTAGCCTCGGATGAGGTAACGGTTGGTCGTCTACTCCTCTCTCGGCGCACAATGCCCGACGGTCTCAGTAGAGCCGTCGTTGCTGACTGAAGAGCCAGCGCAGCATTCTGCAGATCGTTCAGGAAGGGTATCCACCCGAACTGAACGTTCAAGTAATCCGATCCAGCGTTCTTAAGAACGTTTGCCTTCCCTTTCAGAAGAGAGGGAACAATTGACGGAAGCCCCTCACGGAGCTCGCCGACAAAATTGGCAAGATCGAACACTTCCGAGCGAGGTGCCGCACGTGCGTAGAGTTGCTGTGCAACTGCACTGTAATCCGGAACAGGTTCCGAAATCCAGTACAGATCAGTGAAGCCAGCCGAAGGTTGGAGAATCAGATTCTCGCCCCCTGAGGTAGCTCCACTGGAGTTCCGCCTGACGTACCCCGTAAAAGGGGTGCCCAGAAACTCCCTCTTCCTTGAGAAGAAGTTGTGTCCGGTATCGGCAGGCAGAACCCACGCAGCAAGACCGCGCGCTTTAAGCGCGTTGTCAAACTTCCTGTCCCTCTCTGAGGTAAGGAAGTACGCATACGGATCGGCAATATGATCAGGGACCATCACTGCATGAGGGAACGTTTTAGCTCCCTCAGAGCGATACCCGGAGAGCTCGATCATCGATTTGATGAACGGGGTCTCCACGACAGCTCCTCCTTCCGGTTGGAAGCGAGCGAGCATGTAGTCGTTGATCTTGCCTTCCGAATAGTACGGCATGGTCCTCCTACGGTTTCGTTGGATCAGAATAGGGGTATACACAGTCCCCTAGACTACCGGTTGACACCGAGCGGGCCCCATCTCATTTTGTGAGATGGGGC